CCTGAACCAGAAGAAGACGTTGAATTATTTTCTAGCCAAGTTAATAACATGGCTGTTAGTTTTGAATTATAATGCTTTGCATTATTTAAATCTCCTATTTCCATTATAATAAATTAAATAAAATTAATAATAAAAAAGGAGAATTTTAATCTCCTTTTTATTTATTGTAAAACTCAACATTAATTATTATGTTAAAGTTTTAACTGTACTAACACCATATTCAGTTACAATATATTTATTTAATGTATTAACAATATCTGATTGTTGATTAGTTCCATTATCTTCTACAGGTAAGAAAATTATAAAACTTCCTTGTTGATTTACATTTTGTGACCAGGCACCTTCAGAATGTTTAAAATTAACAACTAAAGTGTCATAAGTGTTTGGTGTAACTCCATCAGCTAAATAAGGTTGTGCATCTAATGCCACAATATTTCTTTGATATTCTGGGGAATTTTTATCTTTATTTGCTCCAGTAAATAATTTACCAAAACTTTCCATTTCAACTACTTGTTGGTATGTTCCAGCTCCTCTTGTAGCTTGATCATAAGTAATTGAATTATAAGTTAAAGCTTCAAATTCATTACTTTCAACTGTAGCATCAAAACTCAATCCTTCTACACTAAATCTTAATTTATCATAATTAAAATTATCTAATTCCCAATATAAAGGTAACGCAGTTATGATTACGGCATCTGAAGAAGCTCCACCTACTATTGCACTACAAGGAAATGACTCATCTTCATTTAATTGAGTATTAATAGCTGCAACTAATCCTGTTGCTATTTCAGTAGCTGTAGAACCAGCAGTAGCACTTTTAAACGTAATTGTGCGTACTTCTTGCCCATTGGTTACATGCATTGTATCAGATACTCTACGTCTTAATTTTATCATATATAAAAATCCTCCTAAAGAAGCATCTATAGTATGAATCACACTTGTTAATTCTACAGGAGCTTTATACTTTGTAAGATTATACGAAGTAATTTCTGAACCTAATATAGGAGAAGATGCAAAATGATTTACTCCAATATGTGATCTTTGGTGAATTTTAATTGCTGGAATAGCTTTTAAAGCAGTACTAGCAGTTAATACTAAACCTGATTCATCAGTTATAACTAATTCACCTGGCCCATAAAATGTTTCAGCAGCAGATAAATCATCTTCTTTTGAAGTATAAATCTGTACTCCTGTAACAGTAGCTCCATCAATTGTATCTGAACCATTAGTTCTAGCACAATTCTTAGCTACAAATACTTGGGAAATATCTCTAATATCCATTTTTTTATTTTTATTTTTATTTAATTTTTTTTGTTATATTCGGTTTTGAATCTACCTTAAAATCTTTTGTTACTTTACCTTCTAATTTAGAAATTCTATTATTTAATGATTCTAATTCAAATAAAATTTTCTTTACAAAAACAGTCATATTTGAAGGGGTAATCATTAATAATTCTTCTTTAAAATTAATTTTATTTTTTGCCATTATTTTAATTTATTAATTATTATTCATCTTCTTTACTTTCTTTGTCTGCAACTTGATATTTTTGTTCTAAAGGAATCATTGCAGCTGAAGCTAATTTAATTGCTTTATCTAAAACATCAGTATGCATAAAATCAGGCATTTCTGAATTTATCTGTAAACTTGGAGTAACTATATCAATATGAATTTTTCTAGGTAATTTAATATAATGAATTGCATATTCAGTAATTTTCCAACCTTTTCCTGGAATTAAATATCTAGATCTATCTGTATTAATCCTAATTGTATCTCCATCTGAATTTAAACCTTCCATATTATGACCTATTCCAGAATTAGAATATTCTTTTATTGAAGGATCAAATAAACCATCTCCTAGTGTAGCAGTAGTATAACTCCCCCAATCAATTGCCCAAATTAAATTTTCATAAGGTTTCTTATGATCATTTCTAATTTCATCTTTATATTCATAATAATTTCTTTCTTTTACATCTACATTCTCTTTGATAATAGTATCTTTAGTTGTATTTGCATTTTCCATTAATATATACAAACATTCATTAGGCAATGGAGCAAATACTCCAAATTTATCTTCAGGTTGGTCTGCACGATCCAAATCAGGCCCTTTTAATGCAGAGTTGTCTGTATTTCCTAAAATTAAAGAATTTCTATGAATTACAGCTGTCCCAGATATTAATCCTGCTAATTCAGCATTTCTAATTGAATTTTCTCCATATCCTATTTGAGGTCTATTTTTCCAAGCAGCAAATCTTTCTTTAGTTAATTCTAATTCAGCTTTATTTATAAAGTCTTCAACTTCTCTTTCATTAAACTTAGTGTCTCTAAGCCTAGCTCCTTCAGCAAGTAAATTAAATTGTTGAAATGTTTCGTTAGCAGTCATATTATAATGTTATTATTCGTTAATAGTATAAAATTTATCTATAGCATCTGTAACTTGTAATTTGATAGATTGATTAATTGGTTTTAATAAAAATCCTATTGCACTTACATCATCATACCCTATAACAGCTCCACCTTTTAAAGTATATTCAGCTCCCATTCGGACTATAATTCCACATGTAAGAGCATCTTGTAAAAATATTTTATTACTTATTGTTTCAGTTCCTTGAGATATAATACTATATAAATTTTGTACAGCTGTATTAGAATCAGTTAATTTTCTTAATTCCAAATACATTTTTTCAATTGAATTTGAATAAGTTATAGCTTTTGCTAAATTTTTAGCTCCATATAATCTAATCAAATTAAATAATCTTCTTTTATTATTTTTAATTGAAAATAAATATTCTATTACTTTATCTTTAATTTCTACAAATTTTAAAGTTTCTTCCATTTCAACATCTCCATCCACAATCATAAATTCAAATTCCCCATTAGAATATCTATCTTCCCAATTATTAGCTACTCTAGGGCTTACAAGTGCAATTTTGTATTTAATAAAATCATAAGGATCAGATAAATCTAATTCTAAATCAGCACTTTCTAATTTTTCACCAGGTTTTCTTAAATTAACTTTTGCTTTTTTTGTAGTCCAAAAATTAGCAGAAGGGTCTGTAGATGTATTTCTTATATGAATACCTAAATTCAAACCTAATTCATTTTCTAAAAAAGCCCTTTCATCTTTATTTAATGGGTTTACTAAATTTCCAGTATGTCCATTTACAGGTACTTTAAAAGAAGATGATGCTCCACTTAATAAAGTTGCTTGATTTTTATTTTTATGAAATGAGTTATTTCTATTTTCAATTAAACTAATAGTTACTTTTTTATTTATTAATGGATTGATTAATCCATTAGAATCTTTTATTAATTCTCTTTTTGGTTTATATTCTTTTTTATCAGAATCTTTTTTTAATCCAGTAATTTCAGCTTGTAATTTTGAAACTAACTTTCCATAAGTTTCTTCCATTTTAGCTATTTTTTCTTCTACTGTCATTTCTGATTTCACTGGTATTATTTTTTTTGTATTAGCCATATCCCTTTATTATATTATATTATTTAAATGAAAAGGGTAAGGGATATGGAGAAGCTTCTTCCACATAATCCCTCCCCTAATATTGTTATATTACATTTGTGTTATTTCAGGGTAATATCTAACTATTTTAGTCGGATCCCATACTACAGCACCAATTCCAAAATCTACATAATGAATAGTAGAAGCATCAACAGCAGTACTAACTCTTTTTGGAGACATAAATGAACCTTTTTCTTTATAAAATCCTCTTACACCTTCTTCAACAGCCCATACTGGAGTTTGTTCTTTTCTACGAACAATTTGCATATTAGATTTTTCATCTTTCGACCCAAATCCCATAATGTCATATTCATAAGAACTAGCTGGCCCACCTAATGGATGCATAATTTTATTTCTTTTTAAATCATCTTTAGATGGATCTAATACAAAAATAAATTCAATTCCGTTAATCATTGCTATACCCATTGCTTGACCAGTTTTAACTTTTACGTCATTACCCATCCATGAGAAAGCTCTACCTGTACCATCTGTATTCCAAGCAGCGGTATAAGGTGTCCAAGCAGTTGCTCCATATTTTCTAGCAACCATATCAGATAATGCAGTTAAACCCCATTCTCCAGCCTTAATAATCATCTTTCTTGAACCTCTATCAATTTTACCAACCACAGCATCAAGAGCAATTTCTCTTAATTCTTCTAAGTCAGGAAGTAAATTCCAAGTATGTTTATTAGTAGTTGACCATTGTTGTTTAAAACCTGCTCCAGTTGTTGCAGTAAAACCATTCTTGTCAATGTTACCTATAGTCCCATCTTCCCAAACGTTACTTTGACCATTCATTACGATACTTGCAGCAGCCCATCTAGCTTTTTTCAAATATTCGTATTCTACATTTGAAATCCAAAGTTTTCTAGCATTACCACCAGAATCTTTTACTAAAAATGCAGAAATCTTATAATCCATTAAATTACCAGGAATTTTATGTTCCATTCTAAATTGAGAAAGTCTATTTTCCAACATAGAATGACTTCTAAAGTCTGGCCCAAAACCTCTATAAGATTGTTGATCTGGAGCTAAACCACCATCACTAGACCATCTAGTTCCTTCCGATAATTCTATTGCTGGTACAAAAGCTTCATTAGAACCTCCATTAAGTTGGATTCTATACAACCATCTATCTCCACCTACATTAACAGGAGCATCTGTAATCCATAACCTGTAAAGATCAGGTTTCATTCCTACTATGATTTCATTAACTCCAAAAGGTTTCTTATTAAATAACATGAAAAATTCAGATCTATTTGCTCCAGCTCTAAATCCAGGAGTAGTTCCTAAACTTCTAGTCATTGCTTGATCTTCAAATGAACCTAAAAGTTCATAATTTTCCACATGAGTATTTTCAAGTCTCCATCTTTGAATGTCTTTATCTTTATCAATGTAATGAATACCATGTTTCATAATCATAGATACAAAGTTTTCACCTAAATTGAAATCTAATACGGATTCAATTCTATCCATAATTTGAACAGGATCCCCGTCATAAGCATTTATAAGATGATTTTTGTCAGTATAGTCATGCCAATTTTTACCTTCAAAAACTTGGTTTATAAATAATTTTCTTGTTGCCATTATATAATTGTTTTATTTATTTTTTTATTTATTTGTATATAGATGTAATTGATTTATTACTAATAGTAAAATTATTTTTTTCTGTTTTAGTATTAGTTTTACCTGAAGATATTCTTTTTTCTTTTAAAATCTTAGATAATTTTTTTGTACCTATACTTTCACCTTCTTTTAAAATATTATTTAAATCTCCATCTAATACTCCTAATCCATTTAAATAAGATAATACAGCATAATATTTAGCTGGATTAGCTCCTATTTTTTCTAAAGTAGGATTTATATTTATTAAAATTTCTTCTTGTTTATTTGAACTTAATGTTCTATTAGGAATCATTTCATTCAAAGAAGCTATTTCTTTTTTTAAATTAGTATTAAAAGTTTGCACTTCTAATTTTTGAGCTTCTTCTCTCTCAGTTATTTTTTTAGATCTTTCTAAAGCTTGAGTTTCTTTATAACTTTCTAAATTATCATAAGCTTCTAAAGCCTCCTCTTCTAAATCAATTATATTGTCTAAAACTTTAGTAATAGTTTTTTCAGACATACCTTGATTTTTATAATCTTGTCTAATTATATTTTTTTGAGCTTCAATATTATCTTTTAAATCTTCTTTACTAATATTTAAATCAGATTGATTTTTAATTTGAGCTTTATCAATATAACCTTCTTTAAGTAAATTATTTATAAGATTTTTTTTATAATTAGTCTGATAAGATGTTAATTCTTTTTTAAATTGATTTGACATTAATTTTTTCATGTCATCAAAAGTATTAACTTGATTTACCTCTTCTTCTGAAGCATCTGGAAAAAAATCTTCTTTCATAGAAGTTAATATTTCTAAAAAACCATCTTCATCTTGATTATCTTTAGATTTTTCTTCTTCTCCCCCTTCTTCTTCTTCTTCTTCAATTTCTATTTCTTCCTTTTCCTCTTCTTCTGTTTCATCTGAATTTTTTTCATCTTCTATTTCAAAAGATTCTTGAGTTTCATCAGATTCTTCTGCATTAGATTCTTCTTCATTATTAGAAGTATCTTCATTTACAGGGACATTTACAACATCTCCTGTTTCATCATCTATTGTTATTTTATCTAAAATTTGATTGAACATAGTACAAATATATTATTAATATGGTTTATAATTACAATTATTATGAAAAAATGTATATATGGCTTATTTAGAAAGCTTTGGTTTCATATTAGCTATTTTTTCTTTAGATTCTAATTCTTTATCTAAATTTTCTTTTTCTGCTTTAATTTTTAATTCTACTTCTTTAAGTTTGGCTTCAGCTTTAATTCTTTCCATTTCTAATTCAACTTCATCTTCTATATGATTTTGATTATTATCTCTAGAATGTGCATCTGATTGATAAGATAATTCTAATTTCTTTTCTTCCATTTTATATTGCCAAGTCCTATCTAAAATTTCTAATTCTCTTTTATGCTTAATTTCATCCAATTTAGATTCTATTTCTAATTTTTTCATTTCAGATTCTTACCTCTAATGAATTTAACATTTCTGCCGGAGAGGTTGCCATATTCATTTTAGCTACATCTGATAATGTAACTGTCCCATTTTGCATTGCAGCATGAGTTAAAGATTTTAAATTATTATACATCTCATATAATTGAGAAGAATTAGTTATAATAACTCCCAATTCAGCTTCATTTAATAAAGCCCCATCTATATCTATAAACCTATTAGATAAATCATCTAAAACATATTGTCTGACTTCTTTTTCATCTTTCCATAGATATTTAGTATATTCTAATAACAAAGTAAATGTTTTAGCTTTTAAAATATCATGTATAAAAAATGAATCTTCCGTTTGATTAGAAGAACTAACTATTGCTTGTTGTGAAACTCCTAATCCTTCTTTACCTGTCATAGCCCCTTGTCTAGGTTCTGGTACAGCTGATATAGAATTAACTCTTTGTTCTATCCAAGATAATGTTTGTATTGCCACATTTATTTCAGTTGCTAAAGATAAATCTATAGTTTTGTTACCTTGCTGCATATTACCTGCTATTAATCCTCTAGCCTGCCCTTCTTTACCTTGTTCAAAAGAATTTTTAAACATTATTTTGAATCTTTTTAACCAAAGATACCATTCATCATGATCCATATCTGAAGGAATTTCAGCTATATCAATTACAGCAGCTTTACCTATATTTTGAACAAATAATAAATTTAATTTATTCATCCAAACATTATACATTCTTTGGTATTCTTTTAATCTATCTAATCTACAAGAAGCTTTTCCTCCATGATTAGAATTAATATATCCTACATAACTAGGTTTAACAATAGAAGGATTAACTAAACTTCTCATTTGAATTGGAACAGCTCTTACTTTTTTATAAATATCTTCTGCTATTTTAACTCCTTCCCACAATTCATTAACCCAAATCCATTTTACTTCTTCACCTTCATCTTCTAAGAGGGTATAATATTCATCTACCCATTTATATTGAGCATTTCCCTGTTTATCATAATATTTTAATTTACCTATCTTTCTAAGAGATAGCCATTGGACTCTATAAATTCTAATATTGTTATCAGAATTTATAATTCCAGCTTCACCATTTCCCATTAATACTCTATCTTCATCATCAATATATGCTTGAGGAAATGTTTCAGAACTTCTAGCATTACCATCATTTATAATGGTAGTATCTACTAATTGAATTTGAGTTGGATTTAAACTTGAATCTTTACCTGAAGATAATTTCAATAATTTAGAAACTTCAGAAGATGTTAATTCTTCTGAAAATTCATCTATAATTTTATGAACATGAATATACTCTTCTTCTATCCAGGCATAACCATCTTCAATCCAATTAGAATCCCCTAATCCTAATACATGAAAATTTTCAGAAGATACTGCTTTAAAATTAGGTTCTTTACCTACATGGAAAACTCTAAATATGGTTTCCCCTACAATTTCTTTATTTTTAAATCCTGTATTAAATTTAATTTTAGCATTAATATATTGAGTTTTAGAAAAAACTTCTAATAATTGATTAGCCATTTGTTCATGTGCTGATTGCAAATCATTTTTTCTATAATTATCAAATTCAGTTAATTTTTTCTTAAATTCTTCTTCATTAACACTTTCAGATTTAGCTACTTCTTCTAAATATTTAGATATATTTTGAGTAAACTCTCTATCTTTAGCATTAACTATATTAGCATTAATTGCAAAAGCTTTTAAATCTTGTTGTCTTTTTAAATCTTCTCCAAATAGAGTATCTAAAGGTTGATGTAATATATCATAAAAAGTAAAAGTTGAATCTTCTTCTTTCATTAAATCTTCTTCTACCCCTAAAGGATCTAAATGTAATTTCATTTCTTCATACGAAAGAATTGAATTATAAAAATTCCAATTAGTTCTCATCTCCTCTTTACTTTTTCTAACAGAAGAATCTCCTAATCTATTATTTATAAAAAATTCTATATTATCTTTCTTCCATTTTTTAGTATTTTTAGTTTTTCTACTTACTTGTTGATTTGGAAATTCTCCGCCATTTATACCAGTATCTTTTAAATCTCCTAATATAATATTACTACTACTATCACTCATGGTTATTTATTTTATTTTAGTAAACTTACCTTTATGATTAGTTACCATTTTATTTCTTAATTTTTTAAATAATTTACTTTCAGTAATTTTTGTATTTTCAATTTTAAAATCACCTTCTTCAATATTTCTATCATACAACAATAACATTACTGCTCCTAAACCACTCACTCTATCAAAATTGCCTTTTGCATTCCATCTTTCCATTTCTTGAAGTAATGCTTTAGATTTAATAAAGAACATCCTGGGGATTGTTACATTCGATCCATCTTCATTTTGACCTGTTATAACATCTTCTAAAGACCATAAATTAATACTATCTCTAGCAAATTTATTTATTGCTGCTGTAGCATGAAATCCTTTCTTAGGGTTTTTACTCATTTTATAACCCCATTTATCACCTAAAGAAATAGGTTCTTCAGCTAGTAAATGAGATTTATTTTTATTTTTAAAATATGAAAATAATCCTTTTAAATTGTTTTCATATAATAAATCAGCTTTAAAATATTCAACACCTCTCCAACATTGCTCATAATACATTTCAGATGTTTCTGGTCTAGAAACATATTCCGCTACTATATTTCTAGTAATAGAATCTATTATGTATGTTGCAGCAAAAGAATGTTTTTGATTATCTGAAACTTCTCCACTCCCCCAATCAATAGGGTCAACTCCAGCTATATACCTACCATAAGGTATTGTACCATTTATAGTTTGAGGTTTTTCATAAATTATCCAATTACCCGTAGTATCTGGATTCTTCCAAGGAAATTCATCTATTACTTGAGCTTTTAAATTTAATTTCCATGATACATCACCTTCTGAATTTAAATAAAATGTGCCTGTTTCTATTGGAAATTCATCATATTTAGACATTAAATCTCCTAATGCAGATTTAATTGTAGCAACATCAAATGGAGATGTTTCATCCATTAAAAAAGCTTCTGATAAATATTTAGGCTGTTGAGTAATAAATTTTAAATAAGCTACATTTGAAATACCTCTTTTATCTCTTCTTTTTTTTTCTAATAAAATATTAGAAAAATATCTAAATGAATTACCATGTATATCTACAGTTTCAATAAAAGGTTCTTTAAATTTATAAACCAACCTACTTTTTCATTAGTTTCTATCTCTTCATAAATATTATCATAAGCTTTGAATCCAAATTTAGAAGGTTTATATAACATTTCATGTAGTCCAGCTGAACCACCCCCCTCTAAGTCTCCTGCTGTATTTGCCGATATAAATCCATTAGTTATATAACTATGTGTAGTATCGGCGGTCAGGTTATATACATCGTGTATTCCTATAGAAAGTAACTCTGTTACTGGTAATATTGCAATATTCTTAAATTCCTTACCTATAAAATAAGGCCCTTTCTTATTTAGATTAGAGTAGGCAAAAGGGTAATTTTTTTTAGGTAAAAAACTATCTAGAACATAAGCTAGATTGTCCCCTATAGCCAATTCATTAGCTAATTTAAATTTAATTATACCTGATTCTACCACCATCAAAGGATGGTCCACACTGCATTTTAATTCCTTTTTAACTTTAAAATATTCAAAATTAGAATTACATTTAATATGAATACATTCTTTTTTGGATGTAGGCTTTACCCAACTTATATATTCTTTATCAAATTTGGATTGACCAGCAATAACATTACCTATAAAAGTCTCACCATCACGTATTAAAGGTTCAAATGAAATTGGAAATGCTTCTACTAATCTTGAAAATTTACCTGGTTCTTCTATATTTATTATATCTGCAGAATTATGAACTATTGTGAAATCTTCTAATAAAAATAAATTATCTTTGTCAACTTCAATACCTACAAATTCTCCTACATATTGTCTTTTTACTTTGATTTTAGATAGTTCACCGTATAAATAAGAATTGTTATTTAATTGATTAGGATATAATTTTTCAGATAGATTAGAATTTTTAGCTTTAATAGTTCTAAAATCATTCAACACTCTTTTAGGACTAGATAATAAATCATTAGAAGTAATTGTGTATATTTTATTAACTATAAAAGAAACTCCAATTTCTTGACTATACTCCGTCATTAAATCAGTACCTGTATGGATATTTAAAATTGTCCTACTAGTTCCGTCAGGACCGAGTAATTTATCTCCAACACTTAAACTCTTTATTTCAATGGGAGTACCTAACTCATTGAGTACTAATTGGTTAGGAAAAAAACAGTCCCCAATACCTTTAAATATATTGTCTTTAAATGATACAGCACTAATCTCTGATAAATAATATGTCAGTTACTCGTACAAAAGGAGTGTTCTTATCTAAAAATGATTTAGTGCTGTGTATAGCTCTTAAAAGTGGTCCATAATGAGCTTTTTCATAAGCAGCTAAAATACTCATGCTACTAGCTAAAAAAGTAAAATTATAATTAAATACCCCAGTAGCTATTGCAGCAGACCATCCTTCCAAAATTCTGTAATGTTAATCTAATAAAATCATAGTTACTTTTTAATGGAAACCAATCCAAATATTCTTTTTCTTTAGAGAAAATTCCATTTAAAAAACATTCTTCTAACTCATTAAATAAATAATATTGTAAATCAATGAATCTGAGAAAAGTCCATATCTTTCTAGTACCTATAGCTTTACCTTTTTTATCTACAGGTATAGCTCTAAATCTACCAAAATTAATTGTAAAATAATGTCTTCCAGTTATTCTAACTCCATCTACTTCAAATCCCTTTAAACTTTTCTCTTGTACATCTTCCCAAAATTTATTATACCCTATAGTATCTCTACCATGATGAGTAAATACCTTATGTTCTCTATAATAATTAGATGGGGCAATAAAAGGTATTACGTTTTTAAATTTTAAATATATTTGATTTGTATTTCTTATGGGATTATCTATGAGAGGATCAAAAAATTCCCAGGATTCAGCCAAATCCGATTGAAATAAATATCTATCTGTACCAACAATATTAAACCAATATTGCATATCTTTAGAACAATTTTTATTTTCCATTATTTGTTCAAAAGAATATCCTCCTTCAGTTTTTATATCTAAAGGAGTATTAATACTTTTACAATCTATTTCCCAATTAAACTTATCCATTAAAAATAATCTTCATAATATTGAATTAACCACATTGAAAGTATTGCCACAGATAATTTAATCCCTAAATATATTTCAGGCCCAAAATTAAAACTAAATATTTTATTTGTTAGTTTATCTATTGCAGCTGTATCACCTATAAAATACCATTTTTTATTATTAGCTATATTTCTAAATAAATCAAATATACCAAACCTAAGTAACACAAAAGCTATAATATATCTTCCAAAATCATATATTGGAATATTAATTATAAGTAATATTAACCATGAATAAGATAATATCCAATATAAATGATATACTATTCCTAATTTAACTGTAGGATTTAAAATGTCTCTTTGCCTTAATCCATCTCCAACAGCTTTTGAAATTATAGTTATTAGAAAGATTATTAAAATAATATTATTTGTTTCCATATTTATTAATTTTGGGTGATATAAGAGATTTGAACTCTTACCTAATGCATCACAAACATCCGTGCTAAC